CACCGGACTCTGCTACCGCGTAGTATGTTGAGAGGAGGCCACCATCTAAGGCTGAGCCATACCTGATTAATCCAGATGGATCTTCAGAGTGTGCCGCGGCTAGGTTGGGATTCGTCCCACCATAAGATGGATGCCATGAGTTAGCATCGGAACAGCAACCTCTGGGGCGTGGCCGGCGCAAGGATCTATCAAGTACCCTTGCGTGTCTGGCTCGCTACCCCTTTGGACTGAACCGAACTATTCTTTCCCTTCCTACGTGGTCTGTAACCTGACTTTGGTAATACCTCGTAGGTTTGTACAACATGGACTAGACTTTCGAGTGAAAGAGAGTCCGATATTGACAAATCACGAAGCATACCAATGCCAGCGCACATACTCGTGAGGTAGTTGAGAATAGTTGCCTTGCTCATGGCAGCGGTCTTACTTGTCCTAGTTGATAGGGCTGCAAATGGATTAAGGAACATGCGAACATCGAGATGCAACCATTGCTCGATATCGTCAGACTCCCTGACCAAGTGCGCCTTGTCAAACTCCAATTGCAGACTCTTAACATTACGGATAAGAGCTGCAAACGGAGGCAAGGACAGTAGTAGCGATTGGGCATCCAACCCTTCAGGCACCAGGTCGATAAATTTCATCATTTCCAACTGGAACTTTTGAAATTGACCGATCTGGCGCTTGATGGCTTCTTCTATGACCCTAGCCTTGCACTCATTAAGGAGGATCAGGACGCGTGTCCCTGCCCTCTGTAATGAATTGCAAGAAAGGGCGGTTGCGAGCAGTATTGAGGCCAACGTATTGGTCTTATACCTTCGCAACCCCCGACTGTCCTCACGGACAGGTAGCAAGAAGAATCTCCAGGCTTTCTCACCCAGCCGTTTCGATCGAGACGACTGGCCAAGAATGCTGAAGAGATCAGCCAACAAGCCCCGGGAAACCAGTGTTTCGGATCGAGGTAACCAACGTCCCTCTAGCTCTCTAAGCCAGGTGGCCACTCCATAGAAGGAAACATGATTAATCAGTGACGTCGGCACGACGTTTGACTTATCATCAACCTTCTTGAAGCGGACCGCCTCGAATAAAGAGCCCAAGGGTGCGCCGGTTACTTCCGTTCCATTGTGTATCCATCGTTTCGCAAACTCATAAGTGTCATTCGACACATGTGATTTTGGTACTGAGATTTCCACACCTAACTCCTCCATAATAGCACGGTAGTGTTGAGCTACGAGATCATCACCAATGACGATATCGTCGCCCAACAAAACGTAGTTACTGAACGTGACGGGCTTCCCCGCACGTTGAGCAGCTACCCGGACTATTACGTGGTGGCAGATTGCAAAAATCGCCCAAGAACTATAAGCTCCCATGGGTTGCCCACAAGCATACCTTACGGTTACCTTTTGGTGTTTAACCCACGAGACCTCATAGTCCCGGTCGATAATGAGTCTGCGCCACGCTTCCGCATAATCCACAGCAATCATAACGCCAAGGACAGCTACCTGTAGCCATACAGGAAAGCGATCCGTTGCGGCGGTAAGATCAAGTGAATGATACGGACCGGAGTGAGCCAGTTTGGCACGGAAGGAACCTTGATTAAAGGTACAATCGCTCTTGAGGCTCTTCAAGAAACTCATTGCTGAGTCATGTAGAGGCTTAAGAACAGATTGAGACCAATAATCGAGAATTGCGACTATCCTCACCTTTGCTTCCTTGTCCTTGACTAAAGAAAGTCTAGCACTACGCCCTTTCGGCGTGAGCTTAAACTTCTGAAGCCAAGCAAGGGGGCTGAAGAGACGGATGTTTGCAATCGCGTTAAGGATCTCCTTTCCTCCTAAGACAGAGATGTCTAACATCTGCTGCTCAGTGAGTAGGGAGGCATCCTCAACGGACCCAACCATCGCCTGGGCATTCGGACCAGCCTTGGTACTCACGTGGCACTCTTCCCATACGGGACGAGCTAGCTTCCAACCGAGCGCTACTACCGTGCGGACCACCTCACCAACTAATGTTGGGTTAATGGGTGGACCCGGACGAGTAATAGTACTCAGGTCGGGAGCTTTCCAGCCTGGTAGGACCCGGGAAATACCCAAAAGGGTAAACCCGAATCTTAACAGGGTGGAGTCGCGTGAGGCAAACAGTATGACCAAAGGGCAGCCGATCGGCAACCCGAATGTATCTAACTGAATACCAAAGCCGGGGGACTCAGAAAGGGGCTGACGACACAGGAACCGTGTATACGATAGGCGGATCGCCTTGATCCATCCTATTGTCTCCACAGTTCCACGTGTCTCAGCCCTCCTCTGAACCCGCCGAACCCAAAACTGGACTAATTCAATATGAGGCCCAACCGGTAGATAGTACCTACAGATCCATCTTACGATGATCTGAAAGAGACTAAATACAAGTTTGAGTTTCATGTTGATTAGGTGTTCCTACCACGGGTTACGAGTCAGAGACTCAGACCCCGCGCGTAGGCTATATCTTAGTATTTTACGTATGGAATCTTCCGAGGAACGGAAACCGACGAGCCCCCTAAGCGGGACTAGGACCAACTCACCCCCGACTTCGCAGTCGGGATGTGAGCTACCTCAATGCGAAACACTGAGTTCACTCACCCTCGTGTGAG